CCAAGATAAAATTGATAATCACCGCTAGCCCCATTGCCAATCCCATTATTGCCAATTATGATACTATTATTTATATTTGACTGAGTAGAATTAAATGCATTATTTCCAAGAACAATGTTATGTGATCCGGTATTAATAGACTTTGCCGAATTTGTTCCATAAATAGTATTATTACTACCAGTAGTTATTCCACTAGCACAGTTTAATCCAAAAGCCGCATTATCATCGCCCGTAGTGATAGATGTAAGAGCTTTATATCCAATTGCGGTATTATTTGCTACGTTTGAAAGATTAATTCTAGATTGTGGGCAATACAAACCGCCAAATGTGTTACCATTGTTGTCAGTATATAGTCCGCGACCGTCTGCAACGTCATACTTATTAATAACTAAGTCGTGTAAATTTCCACTTCCGTCTAATAAATAAGCCGTGTCAGCTTGATAAGGTTGTATCTTTGGTTTAATAAAAAGCTTGCCGTATCTTGGGCTAGCAGTAACATTGCCAGAAACTTCGTGTAAACTAAGAACGGCATCGGTTGAATAATCGTCGCCAATAGTGACCATAGCATTGGCCGTGCCACTGCCTGTAAATAATCCTAACCTATTGCTATTACCATAAAGTCTTACAAAAACTGACTTGCCAGAATCTTTATACATGCTCAAGTCTGCTATGCCGCTTCCGTTATAATACTGTGCCTCAAATCCATTCAACAAACAATTGCTACCGCCAAGTAATTGTAATGCAGAAACTGTAGAATTTTGATTTTCTGCCGTGAGCCTAGCAATAGCATTGCCAGCCATTCTTAAATTGAGAGCAGTTTCTGGAAGAATGTTTTTACTTAATGGCGATAAATTATTAACACCAAAGACACCATCATTATTACCCTTTAGTAAAGTAATAGCATTTACAAAGTTAGATGTTTTATTATATGACCCTATAATGAATCTGTCGGTCAATTGACTGCCGAAGACATTATTAGAGTCATCAATGTATTGTAATTCAAAGCCCGCGAGCTTATCTTTATTATTATTAAGAGAATCTTTTGTTCTAACTTTTGTGCCTGTTAAAAATCTTTGGCTAACACTAACGCCAGATTCTAAAGCTACAATGTTGACTAAATAATCATCTGTTCTACCTAGAGGCGATACGAAATTAATGTCACCAACGCCACCAATGTAACCACTAGAAGTAACTAATTTGGGCGAAACATTAACGTCATCCTCGTTGGCAAAGTAAAATTTATCATCTAACAGAAATACGCCATGACAACCAGATTGACTAACTAATGATATGTCTTGTGGGAATAGAACGCGATCTGTTTTTAGGTGGGTTCCAGAAGACAGGTGAAAGCTAATGTTGCTATTCCAAGAGGCTTTTTCATATTGCGATGAGCTAGCTAAACAGGTTAATGACTCGTCTGGTGGAGCAAAATCAAATCTATATTGGCGAACATAATTATTACCACTAGAATTAATAATAAAGCCAGCGCCCGCTAGCTCTTGATCATTTAACATGCCGCACACGTTTGTGGCAGTATAGTCCTCGTCTATATAATCATATAGTGATTCTGGACCGCCGCCGTCTATCGTGTCTATGTGTCCGCTACCAGCGAGATTAATTGTTTTGCAGAGATAATCACATTGTTCAATAGCTTTAATTCTATTTATAGTAGCAATGCCGCTAACAAATAGATCATTAAGATATGCCTTGTCCCATAGATTAGTCTCGCTACCAAGATTATAAGTCTCATTTAGCAGTGGAGAAAAATCTCCGCTAACAGCTATGCTAGAGCCACTGCCAGATATTCCAGTATCATTAGTAAAGCGTAATGAGTTTGCTAAGAATAGATTTTTCCACGCATAGGTATTATGGCCTAGATTATATTCATTATGAATTGACGGTGAGGCATCACCACCTACCTGTAATGTACCATAGCTATGTAGATTATTAGTTTTAATACCAAATCTTAAAGATGACAAATCCCCATACACAAGCGGAGTTAATCCAGAACCAAGTGGATTTGCACACATGTACCCACTGTCAACTGGATGAGAGGCTATAAATAATTTATTATTAGTGTTTTGATCTACATAATACCCAGCGGCGTGGCCTATAGCAATATTAAAACTACCCTCTTTATTATGATTTAAAGAGTAGTTACCAACGCCAACGTTGCCATATCCGATAGTATTGCCACCCAAAGCAGAGTGACCAAGAGCAGCATTGTCCTCGCCAAACACATTGCAGGATAATGAGTGTGAACCAATGGCAGTATTACGAACACCTTGATAATTAGAACGTAGGGCGGCATACCCAAAGGCAGAATTATCTATGCTAAAATAGCCTTCTAGGCCAAGATGCTCAAGTGATAACTCTCCCGCTCTGGTGGTGTGCGTAGCGGGAGTGTCAAAATTGGCCCCTTTTAGATTCTGGCCAATCGTTAGTAAGTGAACAGAGTCAATAATATCTAATAAATTATGCCTAATATCTTGCGGTGATATTTGACCAGTTGAATTATCAGAAATTTCATTAACAATGTTCTCAACAAGTTGTAACTTGCTTAAGATCATTTTAGACTAATCTCTAGAGAGTTGGTATCGAACTTGATATTATCGCCAGTATAAACATAACGAGGATTTTCAAGTTTTGCATACATCAACATGTTTCCAGAACCATGATTAGCAGTATCTACAATTGCTATGCCAGAAACCCAACCCCACTCTGATAGCGCAGTATTAAATACTAACTGGAAAGCGTTCTTAATAAAGCCATTGCCTTCGTAAGCGGTATAGCCGGGATTGGTTGTGCCAGAGCTAGCCAAACTTTCTGGGGCATAAAATGTAACATTGGGAAATTCTCTAAATCTATATGATTTTGCAAAACCTTCTTGCTGTGCGGTATTAGTTGCGTCTGCATCTTTGGCTGTTTGCATATTAAGATATAATGGGTAGAAATAACCGCTAGCGCCCGCGCTCACTCCAGAGTTACTATATCCATTAACTGAATATGTTGTTAAATCGTCAACGCCAACGTTATTCCAAGTAGCGTTTCCAGACGTTGCTGGATTAAAAAGATTAATTCTTTTATAATTAGTGCTAACAAAGTTATTACCTCTTGCAACACCAGATGGTAATTCTGGTATAGTTGATCCAGAATCAGAGTCTAGTGGAACGCCGCTAGTAAGAGCGATTGCAATTGTGGAGGGTCTTGAGAAAGCAGTGTTTCTAAATATATGACTAAGTAGACCCGACTCCAAATAATCCGATAATGCTGCCATATTTGTCTCCTAATTAGAGTCCTCACGTACAATATCTACAATACTATACACATAAAAAGCCGCCCCCAAGCAAATGAAGGCGGCTTCCTATTGTGCTAATTCTTCTAGTACTTTAGATTAGAACGAGCCGAGAACAACTCGTCTGTTATCTAGAACACCAAAACCAAGCTCTGCAAAGCCGTAGTAACCAGCGCGTTGCTGACGGTGTAGAGTTGGGTCTTCGAAAACCTGTAGCTGCTCCTTGACGGGCATTACGAAACTATCATTAGTTGAAAGGTCAAGACCCACAACTAGTTCAAGATCGCTAGCCTGCACGGCACCGCTAAGATCATCAGCGAAGAAACTCTGATACTGTTGACCTTCGCCTAGTTCGTCTAGATCATGGAGGTTTACACCGAAGATTCTGGTGATGGGCGCACCACCGGGAGCAGCGGTATAAATTTCACGACGGGTTACGTCATCAACTTGATCAAGACCCCAGTTACGAACGTCCTCTAATGCTTCTGGCGAAACATAGATATCAGTTAAACGACCACGACCAACTGACGCGGAGTTACCACCAGAGTTACGACGCATAACAGTCTGCATTAGAGAGACGAGTCTCTTTGAGAAGAGGCCAGCAGTTGCATCAGCGTCATACACTAAGATATTACGATCAACGCCAGCGGCTAGAATTGTGTGCCAGCCGTCATCGTTCATCTTCTTGGTAAAACCAGCTTCCATAACCTGCATAGCACGACCAACGATATCCCATCTGGCTTCGCGGGCATAGCGAAGTAGATAGTCAACCGAAGATGTGATACTATAGGTTGGGATCATCACATAGTCACCCTCAACTGAACGCTCTGGGATTCTACCGTGGCCGGGATTGGTGTAAGCGACATGCTCACCTTCTAGGCCGGGAGAAACGAGGTCAAGAGGATACTCTGTTGTCGAACCGGGTTCAACGGCGATAGTTTCGAAAATATCACCGAGAATGTTACCGACTAGAACGCCCTTACGGAGAGGAAGTTCTAGAGCTTTGGCAAACTCACGTTGAGCAGCCGCAGCTACATTGATATCGGCATCCCCTGACTTGCGTAGGAGCGCGATAAACTCATCGCTAGGTCTTTTGTTTAATGGCATGTTTTAAATCTCCTTTAATAGTTTCTTATTGGTCAGGGTAGGTTTACTTCTACTTTGGCATAGCCGTCCTCGTCCTTGCTGGAGAGGAAACGACCAACCTGTAGCACACCGGAACTGCCGGGGCTATCGTTGCGAAGATTGCCAGCGTTTGCGTGGCAAGCATAGGCAGGATCGCCAGCACTTACTGATGCACTTGTGATGCTGTTAGTTACAACGTAACCCTTACGGAGTACAGTAACCTTACCACCCTTTTGAATCTCGTCCTTATGCATGTTAAGGTGAGTGCGGGTTAAATCCTTGTTTACAACGTCGTTAAGTAGGATGCCTACTGGGCGACTAGCGGCTGTGACGGTAGCGTACTTTACAAGGTTTACACCTTGGTCCATAGCAGCGCCAGAACCGGCTGTATCGTGTACAACTACACCACCGCGAGTTGCAGTGCCTTCGTTGTAGAAGAAACTGATATCGGTCTGAAGTTCGTATCTATCTGATTTTAGGGCCATAGTTTTTCTCCTGTTTAAATCACTTACGTAGAACGTTTTCTGTTAGCCACTCTGCCACACTAGCTCTTGTGACTTCTAATTCGTCTTTTACATCAGAAGCATCTACGAGAGTGGCTTCTGTTGAGTTTACTTCTTCGAAGAGTTGTTCAGTAACTTCTGCTTCAACTTCTGAAGCAACTACTTCTGCTTTTGGATATGTGCTTTCGTCCTTTTCGTCTTTAGAAAGATTTTCTTTAAGCTCACTCTTCTTTGCCATCTTCTTCTTATACATGGCAACAATGGCTTCGAAAGCTTGATCCTCAAGCGCATCATAAAGTACTAATGAGTCTTCTGCTTCTGTTTCTTCAAAACCAGCTGACACTAGCTTATCTTTACGAGTGCGATTCTTTTCTTTTTTCTGCATATCTTTAACTGCGGCTGAAAGTTCAGAAAGTTCCTTATCCTTACCGGCTAGGGTTTCTTCAAGACTCGCTACCTTGTCTTCAAAAGCTTTGATAGCTGTGTCTCTTTCAGCAAGACTTGTTTCTAGAACAGAAACCTTTTCTGCATATTCTTTTTCAAGAGTATCAGTTGAGATTTCAGTCTTTATTTCCTCTTGTGAAGAAGCTACCCCACCATCTTGTAGATCGGCTAGCTGCTTCTCTAAGTTAGTATCTGACATATTATTATCTCCTTTAGAAACGGTTGAAATACTAGACTGTTCTTTTACAGAGAAAGCCTTGCTAGAATCAAGGATTATACTTCTTGGGTTGGCGGGCCTAGAAACTAAACCTTTGCCAGAAAAAGAAATATCCCTTAACGATCTACCAATTTTATAGCCTTCATACTCTCCCGTACCACCGTATGCTCTTAAGTGCTTTGTTAAAAACGCAGACTCTTCGCTACGTGTGATTAAACGTGAATTACCACCTTGATCTTGTACTGCATAATCGAAACCGGCAAATAGACATTCCATAGAAACGAACCATTTGCCCTCTTCAATTTCTGATATAATTTTCTGCATTCTGTCTCTGTTTTCTGGATTAGTCCAGCTATTATATATGACAGCTTCTGTTATAATATCGAATTGGCTTGGAACATCATTATCTGCCGCTTCGATCTTTTCACCATTTCTGTCAACTACATAACTTCCAGTAATATGTCCTATTATATCGTTTTCATTATGCATGAAGTTGAATTGTTTGTCTTCGGGTGTGCTTCTAGCAGCCCAAGTTTGATCTGCGTCAAAAACATCATCATTCTTGTTCCAGCCAGTAGAAACTAGTACAGACTTGATGTAATATAAGTCTACTTGGTTGGGGTTACTTGACGCTTTGACCATGTTGATAATATTGCGCGCCACGCTGCGCATGTTCTTATCATCAACATGATCTACCAATACCGCAGGAGCGCAATAAGCAATGCTTGCTTGCGACTTAATGCGTTCGGATAAACCGTCTAATAGTTCTTGTTTATATATTTTCATATGTTTAGCCTCTCAAAATTAATATACACAAAAAGCTATTAAGTGTTTAAATAGCAGCATTTTGTTGTATAAATAACCCAATAATATTCCGTCTATATTTATCTATACTCATAGTGTCTAGACTGATATCATTATTGATTAAAGCATCTTTGAAATCTTTTGGCGTGGTATGTTTGGAAGCTAAAACTTTATGAATAGACTTAGTATCTACTTTAGATAAAAGATCAATATTTGTTAGAACATCAAGCTTTAATTGTTCTAGATCATTAACTTCTGCTTTGGTTAATTGTCTTAAATTCTTCTTATTTTTATGGTTTAGAAATGCATTATTTAATACGTCCGATATATTATCCCAAGTTTCTTCTGCCCACACCACAAGTTCAGCAACTCCGGGTTTAGATTTGGGTTTATCTACCCTTTTCTTTCTAGGTTCTGTGTCTTGAGAAAGAGGTGGTCGCCCATTGGGATTAGATGGCTTTGGTGACTGTGGCGCGCCGCCACCACCAAAAGGGCTAGGACTCTTGGGTTGCATTAGTAGGTCTTTAGGAACGCTAGACTTGATACCAACGTCGGATGGTAATACTTTGCCGCTTTGTAAAGCAATCTTTTCCAAGTTCTCTTTGTGCTGTGGGGTATGAAAAGGGGAAGCTTTGTTTGGATTCTTGTCTTCAGCCCTTTCTGCAACCTCTCTTTGAAGCCTAATCTTCTCAATTTGAGGAATTTCTTTGAATCTTTGTAAGAGTGTTTCTTGACTAATGATATCTCTATCAGCAAGTTGTATTAATAGGTTCTTTTCTGCCGCTTCGTCAGATAAACTCATTTGATCAAACTGAACAAATGCCTTATGTCTAAATCCCATAGCCTGTCTAACAATTTCAATTTCTTTTTCCCAGAACTTTGTTAATAAGTCTCGACCATACTGCAATCTTTCAACAAGGGTCTTGAGTGAAATAAAGTTATTTGTAAAGCCGCCACCATTTGTCGCCATGCCGGTAAGAGTTGGTGGAACGCCTAGACCAGCATATATACTATTAAGAACAGCGGTATATTTTTCTGATCCTAAGAACTTATAAACTTCACTGCTTGATTCTTTGAATGATAGCTCTGGACCCCAAACTAATTCCATAGTGCCACCACCCACGTTACTAGCTAAAACATCGCGTAGTTTATTAATAGCAGCTTTGTTTGGTAAAATCTTATATTCCAAATTACCAAGTGTCCAAAGTCTAATATTAGAAATGGCACCATCTAGTGCTGAAAGATCAGCAAGTCTCATTTTTTCTAACATGATAATATCATCAAGAATAGCATAAATCATGGGGTTTGCCCACTGTTGCCAATCGTCTTTCTTGTAGTGAAAAACATTAACCCTATTAGTATCAAGAATCACATCTTTTTTGCCACTTTTTAAAGACTGTTTGATATTGTCTGGTAAACTATTTATGATATCATCGGGAATATCACCATCAGTAAATCTATCAAAAAATGTTCCTAAGTTAATAGTATAGGCTGGTGCGCCCATGAAAAGAGATAGTTGACCATCTTTCATCTTTACTGTAAGCGGGTTAAAGAAATTATATCTCCAAGGAATCTCATTAGCCTTCATGTTGGGAACTTCCACCTTGATGTCAGACGCTAAAGATTTCATGTATCTTTCAAGCTGTGGAGTTACCTTGGCGTAGCTGCGATAAGTAATAACATTGCCAGTTTTATATAGATTATTTAGAAAGCGTTCTGATCTTTCTTTACCGCTCACATTTTTAAACCATTGCTGATAAAACTTTTCAACACTTTTATTCTGGTGAACTATCTGAATTCCTTGGCTACCAAAGTCGCCCATAAGATCAATAATATTTCTAATGATACCAACCTTTTCATAAGCGTCCATGCACATCTTAATTGCGCGGCGCTGTTGAGATGGTACAGCTTCGTTTGGTCTAAACGCATAATAATCGCGCTGTGTAAACTCGGGCTTAACAGACCGATTGGGTTCTAAGTCAATAAAATTACGATATGCAGAACCTTGGCTTTTAGTAACACCGCTATAAGAATCAACATTATCAGAAAATTGTTGAATAGCTTGAGCTTTGCTAGCGGGATTGTCATCGGACCAAGTTATCATGTCGTTATTGCTCATTTTTGCCTCAATTGGATTGTAATTGGATTAACTATAATCTAATACACATCTTTCATGTTCTCAGTGAACCAGCTAGGTCCAACATACATCTTTTCATCTGGATTTTTAGGAGAATGACCACCATTCGCAAACCCACCATAGAAATTATAAGCTTCTTGCGTCGGTGTTCGTTGTAATGTTCTAGCAGCCATGTTAGACATTAACAGAGCAGAATATCTATCTTTTCTCATCTTACTCTTTCTGCCGGTTCCAACAATAACTTCTGGAGTATCCCACCTATCTCTGCCGCTATTAGTCTGTGTCATTTGAATCATAGATAGTTCATCTTTTAATTCTTCAATATCCATAACGCATTCTTCTAAAGTATCAAACATTCTGTGCTTAATACTGTCTTCAATATTTGATACGCCCAAACTAATCGGGTCAAACTGCGGGAATAACAAAGCTTTATCCTCAAAGTCTTTTCTAAGACCGTGATTAGCTTCTGATAACCATTCGTATCTAGCAAATTGGCACGGTTCTATAATATGTAACCCTCTTTCGCCGTCTGTGTCTTTGGGCTTATCGTCATCTATTGTGGGCCATATTGGTAGTTCACCTTCTTTTAGCTTGTCGGCGTCGTGCAGAGACTCAATAATAGCAATACCACCGCCTTGGGCATCAATCGAAATATGAATACATGGGAATAGCGCCATTAAGTCTCTTATTTTTCTAGCACAGTATGAATAAAAATCTGTTTCGTTGGCATATCCCTTTTTTACTTTTTCTTTATGCTCAGATCGCGTTGTGGTCCAGCAATATACTATTCTTCTGTGGTCTGGATTAGCTTCTAAAACAACGATGCTAAAATTATCTACTTCTGAAGCCGGATCGACCCCAAATATGTATCTTTTATTCATGTCGCCAATTAAAGATGCGGTAAATTCTATTATATTATTACTGGTATCTTTTACGGGAGTCTCTGCGTTTCCAACAACGCATGACTCTATAAGCGATCTCTTGAAAAACCCTTGGCTATCTCTAGTAAAGCAAGCCCCATATTCCATTTGATAAATACCAGCATGAACAGTAGCCTTAGATCGCGCTACTTGATCAGCATCCATAAAGCCGGGAGGTAAAAGCTCATATGGTATGCGAACAATTGAGTATTGAGTCCAATCAAAATTGTCTGGCGGCTCATCTCCATTAAAAATTTCTCTTAATAATGTTCTATTACCACGACTTTTAATAATGCCTTTCCATTTTTTCCAGTAGGTTGCAAAATGATTAAAATCATAGTAAGCAGTTCCAGATAAAATGATTTGATTATCCTTGGCTTCTGGATTATCTTCTTCTAGCTCTAATTCAATGCCAAGTTCAGCCGCTTTCTTCTTAGCTGATAGCCTCTTAACGTTTTCTACAGGATTAGCACTAACAGCTGCGAATCCAGCAACAACGTTCTCAAAAATATCTCTAGGAATAGAAGCAAATTCGTCCGCTATAATATCATTTGCTCTTTGGCCTCTAATTTTTTGTCCGTCACCCAAAGGTAGACAGGTAATAACGCTTTCGTTAATTCTCATAGTACATCGATCAGTATCTCTGCTTGGGCCGCTACTACTATCACATATATCTCTTAACATGGGAGAGTTGCGCCATATTGTTTCCATATATTCAAATACCACCTTAGACTGTCTAAATGCGGCACCAACAATAACAATCTTACGCCTTGGAAGTATAAGAGCGCGAAGCATAGAATATATAGCTAACTTAAAAGATTTACCAAAACCTCGACTAGCAATAAGCATAGGGAACTTGCGATTCCATAACTCATTAATAATCAAAGCTTGAGATGGTAAGAGTTGAGTATTTAATATATGGTTAGCCGTAAAAGATAAATACTCTGGCCTACTCATTAGCCAAGTGAGCTTAAGATGAAAATCATCATCGCTTGGTCTAAGTATGGACATTGGATTGAACACATCTGAATCTAGAGTGTCTAATCCAAGCCAAGCTTCGTTGATCTTTTTTAGTTCTTTCATTCTGTAAAATGCCAGTTATTTAATATAGAATCAGCAAAGCCATAATATATAGCCTCTTCTGCATTTAAATACCAATCTCCAGATTTTAACTTTCTAATAAGATATTGTTTAACTTGCTTTTCGCTTGGTTTCTTTCCAAATTTTTCAGTAAAGAATTTACCATCAACGCAGCGACTAGCGTATACATTAAACATTGTGTCAGCTGTTCTCCGCTCATAATCAGCTTGATTCATTGCGCTAAGATAGTCTGTGTTTACATCTGTTGATCCATAGTGGGACATAAAATGAGCATTAGGTGTCATATACCTATAATCTGCCGCCTGCATAAAAATACTACTCATTGACTCGGCCTGTCCATATATTATAATAGTAACATATGATCTACATAATTTAATAGCATCATAAATAGCCATACCATC